TGAAAGGCACGTTCGGCCAACAGCGTCGGGTTGCGCGGCACATTGCGTTCGCCGCGGACCCGCAGCAATTCGCCGATCATGTCCGAGGGACGCCAGCCCATGAATTCCGCGTGCCGCCCGGCACCCTGCGGCTGATAGCCGGGCATGCTGCGCGCGGCCAAGGCTTCCGCCATGGCGTCGAGAATCTCCGAGGGCGAGTCATGGCCCGGCCCGGTTTCCGGTCGCGCGGGGATGGCAGGCGGCGCGGCACTTTTCACCATGGCGTCGAACAAGGAACGGCGCGCCTGGTCCGGATGCCAGCCGCGCTCGACAGCTTCGCGCCGGATATGCGCGGCGGTCTCGGTGCCGACCAGGGCGCGGGCCGCTTCGATAGCGCTATCAATACCGGCGATACGCTCACGCTCGGTGCGTTGTGCCTCGGCACGGAGCGCTTCAAGGTCAGGCGGCGTTTCCACCGTGGGGGTTGCAGCGGGCGACGCCGCAGGCGGCGCCGGAGGGGCTGCCGGGGTTTCCGGCGTCGTCTCGGTCATAGGGGGTTCCTCATCAGCCAGGGCAGGTTCAATGGCGAAGGACAGCGCGCCCTGCGGCGCCGCACCTCGCACTTGCGCATCCCGATCAACCGGGATGGGCACGATCGAAATCTCGAAAGGTTCCCAATCCACGGCGCGATAGATCATCTCACCGCTCACCGGATCGGGACGCTGGTCATAGCGATGCACGCGATAGCCAATGCTCACCGCGCGCAGCGTGCCATCGGCAATGCGCTGCCAGAGCGGTTCCACATCGGCGGCTGCTGAGAATTGCAGCCGTGCATGGCCGCGCCCGCCTTCAAGCCGGGCGGCAATGACACGGCCCAGCACATCGCGCGCATCGCTGCTGCGGTGCGTGTTCAGCACCGGCGCATTGCCAGAGCCGAGCTGCGCCATGCGCACCGCATTGGGCGACATGTCCAGTTCTTCGGTAATGCCGCCGAGGGAGGGGACAAAGTTGCGCGCCCGCGCGCCGGTGGACCAGACGACCTCCACCGTGCGTGCGGCACGGTCCACGGTGGCGGGTGCGGTGATGGCGCGGCGGGCGGTGATCGATTGCCCATCGGGGGGAAGCCGATCGGGCAAAGCGGGATCAGCCGGCGCGGGATCGCTCCCGCCCGGATCGGTGGTTTCGGTCATGGTGGGCCCTATGCTGTGGGAGTATCTGGCGGCGTTGGTGCTGCTGCCCCGGCCGCGCCAGTTGCGGCGATTTCCACTGCCGCCATTTGCGCCGCGTCCTGCGCGCCGCCGGATTTGGCCACACGCCTCGGATCGGTATCGAGTGAGATACCAGCCGCATCGAGCGCGGCATTGGCTTCACGGATCATCTCGACCGCCGAGCGGAAATCATAGCCAAAGGCACCAGCGGCTTCAGGCTGCGGCACAAAGCCGGCGCGCACCTGGGCGATCAGCGCTGTGGTGTCCTTCAAAGGATCAATCATCTCATGCGCTGGCGGCACATGCGCGACGCCCTTCGGCATGGCATCTACCCAAAGCCCGAGCAGCGCGCCTTGCGTGTGAAAGCGTTCCGCAATAGGTCGCACCAGCATCGGGATCAGCATGCCGTATTGCACCTGTTCGCACAGCCTGCGGAATTCAATCTTGCCGGCGCGGAGGCTTGAGTAATTCGCCTGGGTTAGATCGCCAGAGACCTGGTCATAGGTGAGGCCTGCACCGACAGCAGCGGCTTCAAGCGAGCGCCGGGCAAAGGCGGTATGCGATCCTCCGCCCGAGGGGTTCACCACATTCACCTCGCCATGGCCACGCCGGTAGAGAATCATCCCAGGCTCGAAGCTTTCCACCGCGCGGCCTTGCGCATCCCGCAACAGGCCAGGATTGGCGTCGCTCGGTTTAGTCAGGGTTTCCTCGCCATCATCCGTCACTACGGCGGCGAGGCAGGCCTCGATCTTGGCCTTCATCAGCAGCGCGCCCTCGTAATCACCGAGGTCACGCAACCGCAGCAGCACGGGCGCGAGCCATGAGACATCGCGCAATTGCCCAGGGCGGCGCTTGCGGAACACATGCAGCACATCGCGCGCGGGGATGAAATTGCTCGCCAGCCGCGCACCCGGCAGCATCCAGGCGCCGGGATGCGTCGGGAACAGCCAGTATCCAATGGGCTCACCAGACGACCCAAGCGCGATGCCCTGAATGGTCGGTGCGCCATTCACGACGCCATTACGCGCCGTATCCAGATGATCGCTTTCCAGCACCTGCAAGCTGAGGCCGATCGGGTTTCGCGGCGATGTCGGCACGCTCAGCAGCCGGATGAAGCATTCGCCGCTTTCGACGACGGCACGCATGGCCAACGCCTGCAGCCCATAGAGATCAAGCTTGCCTTCCGCATCGCAAGCGGAGCTTTCAGCCCAGGCCTGCCAAGCCGTGCCGTGCGCCGTCTCTGGCCAGCGGGTCGTAATGCCCCCACCGACAGCATTGCCGGTCCAAAGGTCCACGATGCGTGCGGCATAGGGGTCATTGCGCACCGCATCGCGCGCGCGGCGTGCAACGCTGGCGGCGGCCATGCCGACCTCGCCATTCGCGCTGCCGCCCGAGGGCGACCAGGACGAGGCGCGGTTCTCCTGCGCGGCCGCGTAACCCCTGAGGGCCTGCCAGGCAGCGCGCAGGTGAAGCTTCATTCGGCGGGGGCCGTGACGCTATCCAGCAGCGCGCCGGCGGCCTCGGCTATCGGGCCATGGCAGGCCGCGCGATCCGCCGCGACCCATGCCAGCGCAAGGCTTGCCGCTTCTGAAGGAGCGAGTTCCTTCTCCCAGGCGATCTGGCGTAGTCGGGCAAAGGCGCGGAAGGCCTCCTCCGGAACGCCAAGCGCTGCCGCCAGCGTGGCGGGTTGCCAATGCGTCTGTTCCATCATGCGTTCCTTGTGAAACTGGCGAGTGTCACACCCGGCCGCCGCGCAGTGGCATTCTCCGCGCCGTAAAGCGCGGCGATGGCGCGGCCCAATTCATCCAGGCTGCGATACTCGACGGTGCGGCCTTCGAAGGTGACGCGCGTAACGCCGCCGGTATATGCAGAGGCCAGCACGGCAGCGCGGCTACCCGCAGGCTGCGCCAGCGCCCAGGCGAGGGTTGCGGGGTCCAAGGCGGATTACCCACCCGCACCGCGCGCGAGGGCGCGCAGGATTGGCAGGATCTGCGCGCCACCCGCGCCAAGCGCGATCAGCACAGCAACGATGCCCCAGATCGCGCCCTCAATCCGGCGCGTCTGCTTGCGCAAGCCACAGATTTCGGCGCGTACCGCCGTGTAGCGCTCGGTACAGCGCTCCACATGCAGCGACAGATCCTCGCGCTCGCGCGCGTGGAGTTCCCCGTTACTCATATTGTCCTCCCGAAAGTAATCAGCGCAGCCAATTGCCACGCGGCGCCAGCCAACCGGGCCGACGCATCATTGGCGGTGTTTCAGGGTTTGGCGCCGCAACTGGCGCGGCAGTCTGGACGGCTTGGCTTTCCACCGGCGCATTCGCGATATCCTCGCGCAGCCTTTGCCAGAACCGCTCTCCATACCGATCGGCGCCCAGCAGCCACAGCGCCGCACGCGCCAGTACCGCGCAATCCAGCGCCTCATTCCGATCCCGCAGCTTCGCCCATTCCTGGCGGATAAAGCCGCGCCGGTCTTTCACCTGGTGCAACTGCTCCGCCACCAGCTGCTTGACCCATTCAACCTCAATCCCATGCGGCAGATGCACCCAGCCAGGTGGGAATTCCGCTGCCTCGCCTCGCCCGAGCCAAAGCCGGCGATAGAGATCAACCTTCCAGGTGGAGACCGACACCGTCCAAAGCTTCAAGCCGCGCCGCAGCTTGCGCCCATCCACCAGCGCGTCAACGGGCGTCGGGCCCTGCACTGGCTGAGCCCTATTCCAACCATCGACCCCCTTGGTCGGCGCAATGCGCGGGTCGCGCAGCCGGCGCAGATGGCCATAGACTGCCGCTGTATCGCGACCACCCGTATCAACACAGGCCTTGGCGATGCGGATTGCGCCGCCATTGGCGCGCGGCCAATCACGTGCCAGCAATTCCGCCAGCGCATCCCAGGGCGCCCGTTCACGCGGGCTGCCGGCGATGACGATGTGATCAACCAGCCAGGAGGAATAACCTTCTGCCCAGGCCCAGATATCGCATTCCAGCCGATCATCCTGCACATCGACGCCCGCCGTCAGCACCAGTGCGTCCTGCGCCACAACACCAAGGCGGAAATCCTCGCGCCGTTCCACCAGGCGTTCCCAATCCGGCGCCTCACCACGATCCTGCCAGGTCTCGCCCAACACCGTGTTGCGGAAGGTCTTCAGGTCCTCGGCCTTGCCTTGCGCGGCATCCCAATCGCGCGCGATCTGCTCCCAGGACAGCCAGCCAACCGGGGAATAAAGCGCCGAGATGTGAAAGCCGATGGTGTGCGGGTTTTCCGCTGCCGCAGTCGGCCGCCATTCGCCGGCAGCGAGCATCGCGGTCTTGTGATGTTCCTCAATCGGCGTGTCGCAATCCTCGCAATGATAGCGCACGCTGCGCGGGTCGCCCTTCTCCCAGATCAGGCTTTCGAATTTCAGCCATTGCATTGCGCCGCACTGCGGACAGGGCAGGAAAAAGCGTCGCTGGTCGGAGGCAGCATATTCCCGTTCAATCCGGCTGCGCCCGGCAATGGTTGGCGTTGAGACCAGAAAGGCTTTCCTGCGCCAGCCGAATGTGCGCGCCCGGGCCTCGGCCAATGCAATCGGATCGCCTTCGCCTTCGATGTCACCGGGATAGGCGTCTACCTCGTCCAGAAACAGAAACCTGGCCGGCATGGAACGCAGCCCGACCGCACTATTTGCGCCGGTAAGTACCAGAATGCCGCCAGGGAATTCCTTGGACAGCATCGTATTGCCGCTGTCCCGCGCGCGGGCCGGCGCCACGCGTTCCCGCAGCGCGGGCGTTTCCTCCAGCAATGGGTCAATGCGCTGGCGAGAAAAGCGCTTGGCGAGTTCGACGGTGGGCTGCACCGCGAGCACCGGTGCCGGGACGTGATGCAGAATATAGCCGAGCCAGTTATTGCCTGCCTCAGAACCACCGGTCTGTGCCCCTTTCATCACAACGATCCGCTGTGCCGGATGCACCGCGGACAACGCATCCATCACATCGCGGAGATAGGGCGTGCGGCTTGTGCGCCAGGGGCCGGGTTCCGATGATGCGCGGCTGCCCAGAATGCGGTGTTGCTCAGCCCATTCTGAGACAGTGAGTTGCGGCGGTGGTCGCAGCATGGCCCCGGCACGGCGGCGCACATGTTCACGCGTGCGGCCTTCATTCGCCGCCGATGTCGGGAGGGTCGAAGCGATCGGAAGCCTCCGTCAGAAGCTCATTGATGTGCTGCTGCAGGATGGTTTGCAGCAGATGGGGTTCGACGCCGAGTTCGGCGGCAATCACGCCCGCGACACGTGCGGGCCAATTCAGCAGCGCGTCGCGCATGGTGCTGGCGATTTCATCAATCGTCGCATTCGCGGTCGCGACATCCAGCAGGCGGCCCTTGCTTTCGTCGAGT